GCCTGACCGATCGTGAGTACGAGTGCCGGTTTCTGGCTGATCTTCCCGTGGACGGAACTACGCGGTGGGCACGGATTACCGGAGACACCTTCGGACGTGTGATGCAGGGCGACGAAGCAGGCGTTCGACGTTCTCGCCCACCGCTTCAACTCCCGCATCAGCGACCGCAGGCTCGAGTACTCGTCGCCGTTCTCATGCGCGATATCGGAAATGTTGTCCAAGATGACTAGGGTCGGAGGCTCCCCGAGAAGCTCCTCATACACTTGGAACTCCTCCTCTACGTCCCACAGTGACTCCGCATCGAAGTCCCATTTGATGTGGGACGAATGCTCTTTGATCAGGGCGGCACCGCCGTCACGGTCAGCGGCCAGTTCGATCTCCACCTGGCGGGTTGTCATGCCGGTGAGCATCGCGAGTGTGCGGACCTCTTGTGTTTCTTCACCGGAGTCGATGGAGAAGTACAGGGTGGGTACACGCATCTGCATGCATGCGCCGAGTGCGAGCGTTGATTTGCCGGTGCCTGGTTCGCCGGCTATGAGTACGACTTCGCCGCGCCGGAAGGAGATGTCTAGTTTGTCGAATGCCTTGTATGGGTGGGGGAGTGGTACGCCCCCCTTGTCGGGGTTGCGTACTGCCCTGTGCAGTGACCGCATCCGATTCCCTTTGAGTTGTAGCTGAATACGTTTCACCGTCTAGGGGGCATCGGCATCGTCGCTTGCCCGGGGGCTAGCCGCCTGTTCCGCCGCCAGCCAATACGCTGGTCACCAAGGTCCCTAGCCGGTGAAACGTATTCAGTTGTGGGGTGGTTGGTGCCGGGAGTCGAACCCGGTGGTGACCGGACTGGGATCACCGCAGTGGTGCGCCGTAATGCAGCTCATTCCGTGGCGGTTGGCCTACCCTCGAGGTCCAGGCAGGCTCAACTGGTGGTAATCCCACGCGAACTCTTTACTGCGCCTTAGTCGCTGCCATGCACACGGTGCCGACCGTGCGTCACCAACCATGAGGTGCGGGGCTGCACGGTAAACAGTCCCGCACCAGCTCATGCTGGGAAGTTCGCCCAACCAGCAGGATCGTCCTTCTGCGACACGAAGATCGGATCACACTTATCGGTAGCGTCCTTACCCGTGGGGCAGAACCACGCCTTCCACAACCCGTTCGCGCCAGACTTCGACACGGCCTTACGCTCACCATGCCGGCACTGTGGTACTGCGGCCTGAGCGAACGAGGGCGGCGCACTGGGTGCTGCAGCCGGTGCAGTGGGGGCGTTGCCCCAACCGTTCGCGGCAGGCGGAGGCGGCGGAGCCGGTGGGGGAGTAGGGGGCGTGTTCACCAGAGGCGCCGCAGCAGCGAGAGCGGACAGCGCCGTCAGCTTCTCCGCCACCAACTGGGCGTTGTCCAGCACCGTGTCGACGTTCGTCGCGAACTCCGCCCACGTATTGCCGCGAATGGTGAAGAGATCGCCATTGATCTTCGGGGTATAGGAGAACGCCGCTGTGTCGCTCATACTTCCTCACTTTCCTGTGCCTTGTGAATATCACTGTCGAAGTCTGGCTGGTACGTGCCATCCGCATGCACGTAGCAGTGGTCTTTCATGCCGCACCAGCCGCACGACATCCCCACATGCGGCACGAAGATCTCCGCATTGAGTGACTTGTTCACGTCACGGAACCAGCGGCTGACCATGTTCGGTGGCAGCCGGGTCAGGTCGTGGATGGTGTCCAGTGTGCCCTCACGGGCCATCCAGTAGGCACCGAACTTCGCTGTCAGGCCGAACGTGTGCTGCAGCGCCAGGTTGTAGACGGCGAGCTGGATGGGTCCGGGCGTGTTCTTCCCTGTCTTCAAGTCAACGATGAGCAGTTCACCGGAGTCGAAGTCTTGGAAGACACGGTCGATGTAGCCCTTCACCATCGTGTCGTCCTCGAGGCGCATGTTCACTTCAAGTTCGATGGCGGGTGTCCCGTTGGGGGTGTACCAGATGCCGATGTTGGGGTTGAGGGAACGCCAACGGTAGTAGGCGGTGACCATCGCGGTCCCGTTCGCCAGCCACCAGTTGGCGTCTTCCCCGTTGGGGAGGGCTTTCGTTTTGCGGCCACCGGCTCGCCAGTTGGCGTCGGGTTTCGCGGCGAGGGCTTCGCTGAAGGAGCGGTTGAACTCTGCGAGTCCAGCCTCGTAGGCCGCGGTGGTCACTGCTTCTCCGCGTTGTGCGCGTCAGTGAGAGAGTTCACCTGAGTGACGATGCCGATGAGAAGCCTGTTATGCCCCTCGAGGATCTTCCGGTGGATCCTCATCACGCGAATGATCTCCTTCTTCGACAGCTTGCTCACTTGCCCTCCTTGATCAGGACCTGATCGATCGCGTCGGCAGCCGAATGGACTGCGGTTCCGCCAGCGAAGTAGAACGCCGGCTCCTCCTCAATCTTGAGGATCTTCTCCAGGTAGTACCGCCAGCCGCAGTCAAGGTACGTGGTGAACTGGGAGTACGACAGGTGCGGTGGCCGCTCATTCATGGCTGAATTGTGTCATGCCACGATGACGGTGGAGTTGCGACACGCCGATCATCCGAAGTCCAGCAGGATGTCCCTTCAGACGGGACGTTTCCGAAAGTTGCGGCGTGTCGTCTTGCGCGAATCCGCGTCGGCCCCTAACTATTAGTACTACCTACCTACCTACCTAGTTAGACAGTAAGAGAGCCGCCCTTTGAGGGGCGGCTCTTCTGTTTAGTACTAGTAGTTCTATACTATTAGGGTTTTCCTATACTATTAGGGCTGAGCTTCGACGTGGATTTCCTTCCGCCGGATCGGTGCCGGCCCACGATTGTCCTTGAACTTCTTGTCAATGTAGTGAACCCCACATTGACTTGACACCGAACTGCCATGCCATTAATGTCATTCCTGTGACCAGCCACAAAGGCTAAGTCCACTTGACACTAGGATGGGCATCATGGAGAAGATCCGCCTGTCGGACGCCATCGACAAATACTGCGACCACCTCCGTGCGAAGGACCGTGGCTTCCGCACCATCAAGAACCACCGTCAGCCACTCAACCGTGCGCTCGAGCAGTGGGGCAACATCTACGTCCAGTCGATCACCCCGAAGCACATCGACCAGCTCTTCGAGGGATCCGGCTGGGGACCATCCACGAGGAACCTGTACCTGTCGACGCTGCGTGGCGGGTTCATCTCCTGGTGCCGGCGCAACCAGTACCTCCCGCGTGATTACGACCCCACCGAGGGTTGGCGCAACGCGAAGGTGCCGAACACGCCGAAACTGTGGATCGAGGTGGAGGAGTTCAGCGACCTCCTCGAGTCCTGCACCAACCCGCGTGACCGCGCCGTCTGCGCTCTTGGGCTGTTCACGTTCGCCCGTGGCTCCGAGATCTCCTACCTGAAGGTGGGTGACCTGGACTTTGACCGCAACGAGGTGAACCTGTACCGGGTGAAGACGAAGGAGTGGGACGTGCTGCCAATGTCTCAAGAATTGGGACACGAGATGCTGCGCTGGCTGCACGCCTACCAGCAGGACACGGGGACAGCCCTGCAGTCGGACTGGTTCCTGATCCCTGCACGGTCGAAGGTTCCGATGGCGTTCGACCGGACGGTGAACAAGTTGCAGCCGACCGGCCAGCCTCAGCGGCTGCGTCCCCTGTACCCGCTGCGTAAGCCGTACGAGGTGGTGCAGCGTCCGCTCGCGGCGATCGGTCACTCCGACAAGGGTGCCGGCGCGCACACTCTGAGGCGCTCCGGTGCCCGTGCGTGGTTCGAGGTGCTGCGGGATGGTGGCTACGACTCCGCGCTGCGGAAGGTGCAGGCCATGCTTGGACACAAGTCAGTGACGATGACGGAACGGTACCTTGGTCTGGACTTGGAGAAGCGGCAGCGGAACGAGCTGCTGGGTGGAAAGGTTATGTTTGAAGGGTTGTACAGAATGGGCAACTTGACGCGGTTGGAGGGTAGCCATGATCGCCTGCACTCGGTGCAAGATGAGCAAGCCGGCTGATGAGTTCTACCTTCGGTGTGCTGGAGCGGAAGGGTCGCCGTGCGACCCGCTCGAACGTTCGACCGCAGCATCGGATGGCGAAACTGCCCGAGAACGCCTTCAGCCTGTAAGCCCCGTAGAAGGCACAGAAATAGCCCCCCTACCCGTTAGCGTCGGGTAGGGGGGCTTCTGCGTCGATCTGCGGGTGCTATATCGCGGCCTTCCCGCGCGAGGCTGAATACGCGAAAGGCGCTCTATGGCCCCTTCTCGCCCCTCCTAGGGGCATCTGGGGGGAATAGATGGCTTGACAGTGGTGTTGTGACCATCATGGACAACCCGACCTACGTTTATCCTGACTATGCGGCAGGCGTGTGCGTTTACTGCGGTGAAACCGCGGACACTATCGACCACCTGTTGCCACGGAACTGGACCGGGGAATCCCACCGGAAGTGCGTCCCTGTCGTCCCAGCATGCCGAGAGTGCAATTCGACACTGAGCGACGTATTCCTGCCGGACGTTGAGGAGCGCCGGGATCTCGTACACAGTAGGTATCGGAAGAGATACCGGCGTGAACTCCTCATGGTTGTACGGACAGAGGAAGGGCTAGCGGAGTTCGGCGCATCGCTGCGCCTAGTGATCGAGCGGATGCAGGATCTCCACTACTGGGTCCAGCGCCGCCTATCCTGGCCGGTCAAACCAAACTATGACGCTGAAGCGTGGGCCGCAGCGTGGAGTCTGGATAAGACCTTCAACGCCTGACGCCATTCGCGTCGATGCCAAGCGACTTAGCCAGCGCCGTCACCTTCGCACGGGACGCACCGGGCTTGATCTCCCAATGCATGTAGTCCTTCAGCGTGTTCCAGTCGCCACCCCACTGCACCACGGAACCGTAGCGCCGCTTGATCGCAGCAACCGCGAGGCGAGCCTTAGCGGTGGCGAAGAAGCGCTTACCCCACGCAGAGTTCAAAGCGCCCTCCTCAGACCAGTTCAGATCGACGGCACTGCCGGACGCATGGTTCGACCAGGCCTTAGCATTGCGGGCCTGACGAGGGTTGTAGCCGCCCTCATCCCACGGACCCACATCGATCGGACGCACCGTCCGGTGATAGTCCGCGGCGACAGCGACAAGGATCCTTCCCGCATCCGCATCCAGAGTCACCCGACGCTTCGTCCCCGGAATGTCAAACGTCTTCAGCTTGAACGGAGGCACTTGCCAGCCGTTCAGAGAGAACGCCATCAGTCCTCCACCACCAGCGAGGGAGAATCGG